GGCAACTACAGTGCTGATGACTTTGCCAAGCTCTACGACAAAATGTCTGTGATGGAGATGGAAGCTGTGGCGAGGGCTGCGCGCGACGAAATCCAGCTTAGGTTTGTTGAAAAACCGGGCGGCGCAGAGCGGTTTTCCCGCCGCGTGGGGCCGACGCAAGACGCTGCGTTTACTAAAAAGCTGGACACCATCTTTGGCTCTGACCAAGTCGAGAAGCTCTATGAAGCCGCTGTGCGCGCTAAAGCGTTTGGTGGCACTGCCGCAACCTTGGAGCAACTTAGCGGGGCGACTGCGGCGCAAACCGCGCAAAGAGGGCGCGGTGGGGTAAACCCCGGTGCCATCGCAGACGCTGTTACTATTGCCCAGCAGGCAGTGCAGGGCAAAGGCGCGTCTGGCGCGACGCTTGGTAGTGTTCGTCGCTTGGCTCTTGAGGGCAGACGAGTGTCAAATGACCGGGTGCAGCGCGAAATTTTGCAGCTACTTGGTCAGCAAGGTCTGAAGGCTGACGAGGCAATGCAAGAAATCATGGCCTACCTGTCTAGGACTGGCCCGGTCCCCATAAACGCGAACATTGGGGCTGGTATCGGCGGCGCTACGGCAACTGGGGCGGCGGCGATCCAAGGACCGCAGCCGCGCTAGTCAGCTTGCGAATTTGCGGATGTGGAAGAACCGAATGGTCGGAAGGCCACTTCGGTTCGTTCCCGTCTCCACTGTGATATTATATCCGCTTTCCGTGTTGCGTCCGTTCACAGGGATCAGGCTGGTGAAGAAGCCGCTCAGGTTCGTGGCGTTGGAGCGCAGCGCCGCTTGGGTGTCATACAGCCCTGTCCCTGCCAGCTTCTCTTTCAGGTGGTCGTGGACATCGCGGCAATTCCACGCGCCTGTGCCAAGCTCTGCAATCGCCTCGAACAGCGGCTTGTAAGTCACTTCCAGCTTCAGCGCTTTCACTGCCTCGTCTTCGCCGCCACCGACAGCCCGGATGCCCGGAATAAGCACTGGCGCAGTGATGGTGTAGCCTTGGTTGCTGACGCCCAGCGTCTCAGTCAGCACGTCGAAGGTGAACACCTTGTCGTCGTCGATAGAGCGCGCCATGAGGATGCGAAGCTCTAGCTGATCTGTCTCCGGGTTCTTCGCCAAAGTCAGCAGCGTGTCAGGCTCTGCCTGAATGTTGCTGGAGCCGCGCGGCTGGTTCCCGTTCTTCGTGTTGTGGTGGATGATGACAACGGCGGCTTGGACGCCTGCGTCCCTGATCTTGGCCAGAATGTCGAACACTGCCGACGTGTCTTCGACGCTGTTCTGGTCGCCACCGGGCATCGCTTTCGTCAGCGTGTCGATGACAATGACGCCCAGCTTCTTCTCGCCCTCGTTCTGCCACCAAATGTCAGTGGCTTTGATCTGCTCCACCAGATTGGCTCTGGCGTTCTCGTCCAGCAGGTTCATGCCTTCTTCGAGTGTGTAGAACGGGAATGACTTGGCGTCAGTGTAGAGCTTGCCTTCTGGATCGTGAAACTTTTTCCACGCCACAAGCCGCTTGCGGATCGCAGTCTGGCTCTCAAGGGCGAAGTAGAGGACAGGGCGGCGCTCAGTCACAGTCAGGTTGTCGTCGAAGTTTAGCCCTGCGGCGATGTGCATGGCGAGGGTCTGGCTCACCAGCGTCTTCCCAGCTTTCGGATCGGCGGAAATCAGGGTGACTTCGTTGGCATGGTAGATCGGGTGCATGATGAAATCCTCAGTCAGAACGTCCAGTTGTTCGTGTCCGAAGTAGCCGCGCCTGCCAGCGAAGGGGAAGTTGGTGCCGTAGGATTCGGCCAGCACCACAGGCAGTTGGGAAGTTTCCATCCTGACTGCGGGGAACATGGCCGCAGCCATCTGCTTGATTGTGTCTGTCGCTGCCTCGCGCAGCCCGTCTGTCTTGGCGGCGACGTTAAATTTGGCATGGCCGCTGCCGACGATGCGGCTCAGTTCTCCGCTCCTGTCGGCCATAATCGGCGTCCAGCGGTCGTGGCGGGGGTGCTGCGGGCTGGCGGCGACGGAAGCGTTCATCAGCCCCAGCAGCGTGGCCTGCACGGCTTCCAGAGGCTCCCCAGCCGACGACAGCTTGGCGGCGATCTGGGTCAGGCTATCGTGGAAGTCGTCGCCACTCAGGACGTTGGCCTTCAGCACGTCCAGAGAGGTCGCTGACTGCGCTGAGCGCGCTGCCTTGAGGCTCTCCACCAGCTTCGCTGGCGCGTCAGACAGGCCACGGCTCTCGACTGTGTAGCCGGGTGACGGCGGCAGGATGATGTAGCCGCCCTCACCTTTGACTTCGACGCCCTTGGACGGCTTGCAGTTCGGAAACTCCTCGGCGCGGAACAGATAGTGCCGCCCGCCGTTTCTCGTAGCGTGGACCCGCGTGGGCGGAAGCATCCCGCTGCGCTCCAGCCCCGCCACATACGCCTTCGCTGCCTCGCCCGCCTCACCGGGCTTGTAGGTGTCAGCGTCGATAGCGAAGATACCAGAGGCCGCGCCCATGCGGCCCCCGATGCCATGCAGACGCGCACCAACGTCCTTGAACATCGCTTCGATGGTCTCAGGATCGGTGCTGGCGTCGTAGAAGCCATTCTTAGTCAGGGGCCGCTTGTCTTCGCCTGTCGGGAAGACAGGGATGCCAGCCTCAGCCCACTCAATTGCAGCTTCGATCAGATCGGCGGCTACAGGATTTTGCACGTTCATGCCTTCGATCCAATTTCATCCCAGTAGCGGGCGATCAGCAGCGACTCAGCGCGATTGTGGTCCTTCTTGCGCGTGAACATATCAGCGCGATCCGGCCACACTTCGAGAGCGCGCAGCCGCGCAGGCTCCTTGGGGTTCTGGAGGGTGACGGGGATTTTGAGCGCAGGCTTCCAGACGCTCGGCGGCACCAAGCGGCACGGCAACCGAAGTCCAGAGCAGATGCCTTCGACCAAGAACATCGACCCGACAAACGGGATGCCTGCGCTCAGGCTTTCGTTCGGTCGAATGGTGACGCGCTCAATCACCACCATAGGCTTGTAGCCATCAGCTTCAGCCTCTGCCTTGAGGCCGCGCAGGATGGACGTAATCAGCGCAGCTTGGTTGACCCAAGACGCAGTCTTGCGCCCAGCCTTTACAAGCTGCACAGCGACTTGCTCGTCGCTGAAAACATTGAGGGGTTCGCCCTCGACCAAGACGCCAATAGTCAGGGGCGATCCGGGGTCAACTCCGATAGTGAACATGGTCAGGTCTCCTTAGCAGAAGTGTCAGTATGTCTAGTTTCAGTTCGTCTGTGAAGCCACGGAATATAGTGTGGTCAGCACTATGGCTACACAAGATGTAGTAGTTATGGCTTCGCAGCCCACGATTGGCCGACAGCGCTTTCAGACAGGTTGGCGGTTTCAGAGCCGGGGAAAATGTCCAGCCAAGCCTGCCGCATCTCCTCGACCATGATTTCGCGCAGTTCCTCGCCCCTGCCGTCCTCGGCAAGCATCAGCAGTTCGTCATGCACAGAGGCCAGCATCCGCGACTTGAACGGCAGTTCCCAGACCTTCTGGCTCATGCGCGTGACAGCGCGATACATCACGTCGGCGGCAGCGCCTTGGATCGGGTAGTTGGACGCGACAGGCAGCGACCGCTCGTTTTTGTGGACGAAGACAGTGCGGCCAGACTGGATCGGCAGCAGCCCCGTGGCATTCATCTGATCGAACATGCGGTGGCGCAGCGCGTAGGCGTTAGGGTAGCGGTCGGCCCACTTCTCCACAAACTCCGCAGCCTCAGAGTCAGAGCAGCGCAGCACGACTGCCAGAGCCGCGTTGCCCGCCCCGTAGGTAAGCTGGAAGCTGAAGGCTTTGGCCTTCGACCGCATCTCCTTGGCGCGGGGGTCTTTGGCCTTCAGGCGGGCCTTAAACTCGTCGCCGGGGACGCGGAACAGCGTGATGGCCGACTCGGCGTGAACGTCTCCGAAGATCACGTCCTGCTTGAGTTGCCAGTCATTGCTGACTTCAGCCAAGACGCGCAGTTCGATGCCGCTGTAGTCGGCCAGCACCATCTCGGTATTGGGCGGGGCGATGAAGGAGCGCCGCACCATCGGGTTGCGCGGGATGTTCTGGAGGTTTGGGTTCGATGACGAATAGCGCCCTGTGACCGCCTGCGCGATGTTGAAGCGCCCGTAGACGCGGCCAGCCAAGTGCTGCTTGGTCAGCAGGGTCTCGCCGTAGGTGCCAAGATACTTCTCAGCGCGGTTGAACACCATCAGCGCCGCCAGCCAGCGCGAGAACGGGTAGGGCGATCTGAAGGACGCCTGCCGCAGTTGCTTGCGGTCTGTTTGCAGTTGCTCAGACTTGTCGGTCTTAGGCCACGCCCGCAGGCTTGTCTCGTCCAGCACAGTCTTGATGAAGTCAGAAAGTTGCTTCTTGGACCGCAGGTTCGCAATAAGGTTCTCTGGCGTGTAGCGGCGCAGCGTCTTCTCGGCAGCGGCGCGGCGCAGCGTCCACATATGGATCAGGCGGCTGTGGTGCCGCTCGTCGATCACCATGCCCGTGTCTTCCATCTCGGCAGTGCCGCGCCAAGCGTCGTTGAGGACGCGGAAGCCCGCCCACTGCTGGGAAGTCAGCGCCTCGTCCCATAGCTTGTAAAGCTCATATGTGTCATTGGCATCCTCGAAGCCGTAGTCATACTGCTCCCACGTCAGGTCTGCCTGCGACCAGTCAGAGGTTTGCAGGTGCTTGTTGTCGCGTGTCTTGCCCAGATCGCGCTTCACCATGTCCGCAAGGCTCAAGGGCCGACCGCCCAGCTTCGCCTTGGACATAACACCAACGTCGTAGAGGACCACATCGGGGCCGTCAGTGGCGTAGTCGAACCAGCGCCCCTCAAACCCGGCATTGAACACCGCCCACGGGCAAGCCTCTGCTAAAGCCAGCGCGTAGTCCGCAAAGGGCGCGCAGTGCAGATGGTCGATGACATAGTTGCCCGCAGGCCCGCTGATGCAAGTCAGGCGCACGTCCGCAAGCTGTGGCCGCAGTCCAGTCGTCTCGAAATCGAGCGCGTGGACCTGCCCAGACTTGGCGATTTCTGCGATTATGTGGAGCGCCTCGGAATGTGATAGAACAAGGCGGTATTGACTGACAGGGCTAGTCATTCTAATCTTCCTTCAGGTCTTAGCAGAACCTTGCTTCTTTCGAGAAGCACAAAGCCCCCGGTTTGGTCGCCGGGGGCTTTGCAGTTTCAGAGGACGCCGCGACGGCGACGGGCGGGAGCAGGCAGCGCGCCGCCTTCCGAAGACTGGATCAGTTCGTCGATGTCAGCTTCAGGATCAGCAGCCAATTCGCCCACAGCTTCCTGCGAAAGCCAGCCGTAAACGTCCAGCTTGGGCTTGTAGTTTTTCTGGCCCTGAGCCTCAAACTTCTCCTTGCCGCAACGGACCAGAGGCCAGCAAGCACGGCCAGCGCGCAGGCGCTCGGCCACCTGTGACTGCAAGTCAGCAAAGACGGCGACGCCAGACTTGGAGTTGATCTTCCAGTAGCCTTGGCGGTCGTCGGCTTCGATGGACTTGATGACCATCGACTTCGCTGGGAACCAGCCTTCGCCCTGAGCAGCGTTGAACGGCCCCATCTCGTCGTGGGCAGGCGTGGCGATGTGCTGGCCGCTGTAGATGTTGGCCATGCGGGTGGCCGCAGTCTTGCCGCCCTTCCAGCAGACGAACCCTTCCTCGAAGGAAGCGATGTTCACCAGCCAGATTTCGGACGGGTCAAGGTCTTCCTTGTCCTTGCCGAACTCGTAGACGCCCCGCTTACCCGTGAAGTTGAGGTAGACGGAACCATCTGGAGCGCCGCCGATCTGGCCTTGCTGCGCGGACGCAGTCAGAGCGTCTGCCATAGCAGCAGCGTTGGTGAGAGCGACGCCCTTTCCGAAGGGCGAGTTGACGATGTCGTTAGCCATAGAGTGTCTCCTTTTGGCGTGTTTCAGTTTTCTGTCTTCGCGGCCACTTCCAGTCGGATCGACGGCTTGCCGACCTTGTAGAAGTCGTCCGATTTGACGCCCGTCGCAGCCTCGTAGGCTTTAACGTCCAGCATCTTGCGCCCAGCCACTTCCGTGACTTTGACGCTATACGCGGCAGTCTCGAACACCATGCGGTTCTCGGCTACAGCGTATTCCTTGATGGTCGCGCTCAGGTCATCTGCCCGCGCTTCCAATGCTTTGATCTGCTCCTTGATAGAGCCGTATTCCCTGACTGACTCAGTCACGCCGCGTGGGGCGAAGGCGGGCATCTCCGGCTTCGTCTCCTTGCGCTTCTCGCCCTGCGCCACTTGGATCGCGCTGCACTCCTCCTTGAATTGGCAGTAGGTGCAGCCGTTGTTGGTCAGCCCCTCGGCAGGCAGCACGGCGGGGCTGGTGGCGTCGAACAGCAGCCCAGCGCGGATTTCAGCGCGCCGCGCCGTCTCACCGCCGTCATAGACCACATTGAATTGCCGCATCCGCTGGAAGTCAGAGGCGTCAACGTAGAGGACGACCGCCTGCTCCACAGGGATGTTGTGGAAATTCAGCAGCCACATATTTTGCTGCACTTGCGCCAAGTGCTGCGGCTTGGGCGCAGTCATGCCTTCGAGATTGGTGCGCGGATCGGCAGACTTAAACTCCAGCAGCATGTGTGCGCCGTCCTTGGTAAAGAGGCCGTCTGGCGTCCCCGACAGGCCAGCCTCGTCGCAGAGGAAGGACCGCTGGCCGTCTCCAGCCAGATCGACAAACTCGCCTACACCAAGCGAAGCCATGATCTGATCGACCACCCACGCCTCGACAGCGTGACCGCGCTGCGCCATGCCCCAGCGGTCGCCCTGTCGGGACTCTGACTTTGCAAACTTCAGTTCGCGCAAGCAGCGCAGGTTCTCAGACGCCGTCAGCACAGCGTTGCGGTCCAAGCGCCCATCCTCGTCGTCGTAGAGGGGCCAGTCAGACTTCTGTGCAGCGACAGAGCCGCTGATGCGGGAAATAAGGTCTAGGGTCATATCAAAACTCCGGGTTGCCGTTTTCGTCTAGCACGGTTTTCTGGGATGACACGGGCAGTGCCTTGGTCAGCCGCACAGCAAAAGAAGAAGCGCTCCGAACACCAAGGATGTTCAGGTCGCGCTCTAGTGAGACAGGCAGGCTGGTAAGGCAGTTGGTCTGGGTCATAGCAGTGTCGCGTGTGTCAGTGTTTTGTGTCTCGGATAGTCTGGCCGGACTCGGCCACAGTGTCAAGCGCCAGTTTTGTCGATGATCGTGCGGCACTCGCCAGCGATGGCACTGTAGGCCGCTGCGTCCACATAGTTGTCGTCCTTCAAGGTGGCGACAGTGCGGGAGATTTTCGCCATGACCATGATCCACGCCATGTCCTCGGCGTTCAAGTCAACAGACAGGCCGTATTTGCCGCTCAGGTAGGCAGACGCCATACCTGCCATGTGAGTCAGGTTGGTGTGGGGCGCGCCGTAAGAGGCGTTGCGGTCCCCAGAAGTCAGGCGGGCTGCTTCTTCAAGAAGGGTCTCTCTGTGTGTCATGCTCTCTCCGTGGGAAGGTGTGAGGGGCGCTGGCGATGATAAGCCGTAGCGCAGTCTGATCTTCGACCAACACAAGTCCACCCGTGACGGTTTTCTAGCTTGTGTGCGCCCCTCAGTGCTATTGATACCGCGCTCTGCGGCGGTGGCAAGGGGCTACTTCGCCGCCATTGCAGCTTTTTTCTGCGCTTCCAGTTTGGCCAGCGCTTTCTTGATCGACGCCTCGCTGCACGACCAGACAGGCTTGCTGACTGGCTGCGTTGCCTCGGCGCGCTCTGCTGCCTTCATGGCCAGCGTCTCCAGCCTCTGCGCTGTGGGCGTCCATGACTGCCCAAGAGGCAGGAAAATCCCGAAGCGCTCTGCCGCTGCCTCAATCGACTTGCGGTGCATCCCGTAGTGGCGCGCAGTCATCCCTGCGTTCCAGCCGCGCTCCTCTGCGGCTTCGATCATGTCTCTAGTAATTTTCTTTCCGCCAGCCATTTGCTCTCTCCTTGATGGCTTCGATTTCAGGCAAGTTCTGCCTTGCCATGTATTCTATCAGTTCCAGTTGCTCTTGCGTGACCCACCAACCCGGCAGCTTGACGTAGCCTGCGGCGCGCAGGGCGCGGGCCGCTGGGCTATCGCTTGCCGCTCTGGTCAACGTAGCCAGCCCAGCATGTATGCAAGGCCCAGACCCCAAGGCAGGACTGTCACGCTGACGACAAGCGCGACCGCGACGACACCAAACGCAAAGGCGAACAGTGCTTCTAAAAGGTCTTTCATCAGTCGTGGTCCCTAATGATATCGTCTGCGACAAGATGCAGAACCCCAATGGCAGCAGCGAGGGTGATGCGCCCGTCATACTCATAGATCAGGGCCTTGATGCGGTCGGCCAGTTCCCCGGTCACGTCCTCGGCCCGCTTGCCGTCGCCCTTCAAAACGCGGATGTCAGTCATGACTCTCTCCTTTGATCTCTGCGAGGATGGCTTTGATCTCCCTTCGCGGGAAGGTATCAAAGAAAAATCCGCTAATCGGTTTCAAGCGGACTTCAATCTCCTCTAGCAACTCCGCCGCCTTAGTCAGCTTGGCCGTCAGGGCTTCGATGCGGTCGGCGCGGACGTATTGAATGCAGGGCTTGTCGTTGAGCGTCTTGCCCTCGTTGTCGTCCCAATCGCCCTCGCTCCAATCGCCTTCGCGCCAAGCTGCCACCCAAATCCGTTCTGGTGCGCCAGTCATTTCACGCAACTCCCCTGCACCCACTGCTTGTCGGCGGCGAGGCACTGCTCGTAGCGCACCTGACCGCGCTCCAAGTCAGCGAAAATAATTTGCCCCATGCCGTAGAAAAATAGTCCCGCAACGGCGGTGATTGCCAGCGGCACGGCGTTGTCCCAAAAATCGTTCATCTCCGCCCCCTGTTCCAAGCCAGCCGCGAAATCTTGTTTGCCAAGTCATCCAGTTCCGCCACGCTGATGCCGGGATTGTCGAGCAAGGCGGTGTAGATCGCCCCAGTCAGGCGGCGAGGTGGCAGGATTGCCGACCCCTGAATGATTGCGGCCACTGCCTCTGACTGCACGTCGCGCACAGGCATGGTCTTGTGTTGGTCTCTCCAAAACATCGGTCTCTCCTCAGTCGATGATTTTAGTTGCTGACTTGTCTTTGCGCGCCACGACCATACCGACAGCCTCGTCAATCGGATGGTCAGCCTCGCAGATGTCCACATGGACGTGGGTCTTTTGCCCAAGCCGCCACAGGCGGCGCAGGGCTTGCTCTTGTGCCGCAGGCGACCAATCGCGCTCGGCAAAGACAGCGTAGTGACTGCCTTCTTGCAGGTTGATGGCGACGCCCATAGAGGCGATTTGGCCCAGCAGCACGTCACTGTCTTTCTCGTTGAACGCTTTCTCGCAGCGCTCTTTCTCAGCCGAAGACGTTGCGCCGTCGATCTTGTCCACGATCAAGTCTTCTGCCTTCAAGCGCGCCTCTAGCGCAGCGCCAACGTCCTTGTGCCAATACAGCACTAGGATCGGGCAAGACAGTTGCAGCCAAGTCTCGTAGACATACTCGGCCACTGACTCTGCCTTCGCAGTGCCAAGAAGCCGCCGCGCTTTTGCCATAATTGGGTCAGTCTCTCCAGCGTAGACAGCTTCGCCAGTTGCTTCCCGCAGTTCGTCCGTGTTCTCGAAATCGACGCTCACAGTCCGCACAGTCAGCGGCGGCATGTGGTCGGCAACGTCGTAGAGGTTCCGGCGCACAGCAATCTCGTTGCCGTAGATCAGTTCGCGCAGCCCTGCCTCGTCCCGGTTGCCTATGACTGTCCATGTCGCAGGCTGGCGCGGATGGAAGCGCCGCAGTTGAGTGACGCAGAAGCGCTGCCGGAACGCTTCAATCGACGTAATGCCAGCCGCAGCCAAGTCATCGCGGAACAGCGCCCGCAAGACAGGGTAGAGGTCATCAGCGTAGCGCCGGATCGGAGTGCCAGTCAGAAACCAAACATGCTCGACGCCTTCAGCCAGACAGTCTTTCATGTTGCAGTTCGTGCCGAAGATCGCCGCAGTCCGCGCAGAGTTCAGCGTCTTGAGCGCGTCAGCCTCGTCCAGCACCAGCACGTCAGGCACCAAGTCAAACTTGCCCGCCAAGCTGTAGGACAGCACGTAGGCGTCAGCGTCATGGTCAATGACATCCTTGCCTGTCTTGATGCGCTGCACAGTCTTATCGCAGTGGCTTTCAATGTTCTTCTGCCACATGCGCAGGGCAATCGGTGGTGCGACCACCACCAGCTTGCCGCCGACCTGCTTCCACGCTTCCAGCGCGGTCAGCGTCTTGCCTGTCCCCGGCTCGGAGAACAGACAAGCCCGCTTCTTGCGCACCAGAAACGCAGCGTCGGCGACCTGCGTCGGCAGGGGCGTCAGTTTTTCCATGTCTTCACCACCTTCTTCAGCAGCGCCTCAGTGGCTTCTTCAGCCGCAGCCGTGTCCTTCTTTGCCTTCTCGACGTTCTTCACCGCCAGCTTCAGCCCTTCGCCCATAGCAACGCGCATATCGGCCTCCAGCGCAGCGATAGCGCCAGCCACCACCATGTCGCCCTTGCCAGCGGCCAGATACATGCCAGCAGTCAGATAAGCCGTGTAAGCGGCGATCCCAGAAGTTACCTTCGCGCCCAGCAGCAGCAGCAGATCGGCGTCGTCCATGCCCGCAGACGTGGCTTGATCGTCCAAGTCATGCAGTTGTTCCCGCAAGTCATTGAACAGCGCCTCGGATGCGACAGCGATAAATTCTTCTTTGGACTTCACGATTTTCATGGTCATAGCAGAACCTTCTTTCTTTAGGTTGGGACGCCGCAGGCGGCGACATATTGGGTCAAGTCGTCTTTCGCAGAGCGGAAGGCCAGTGCCGCAACAGCCGCCAAAGCGCTGTGCCGGGTGGTCTCGGCCTCGTCGTCCCGCATCATCGCCGCGTGTTTGGACTGCACGGCTAGGACCATGTTCGACCATGCTTGCTGCATTGTCAAACACTTTCTGTCAAAAAGTATATGCTGACTCTTGTCCAGTTCTTGCCTCCAAGTCACGATCTGCTCAGGCTTGATGCCCGTTGCCAAGCGCCCAGACGCAAGCTCTTTCAGCCTCTTGTCGGACGGGTCGGCAGTGGTGGCGATCTTGGTCAGATACTTTTGCCGCAGCGAGTCAGCGTAGGCAGCGACTTCGTGTTCTGACTCCGAAGGCACGATGACTCGGACTTGCTTCAGCCCTAGATCGTCGATCTTCTTGAGGTATTTGACCATCTTGTCAGGGGTTCTCATTTGGCGTCCTTTTCTTTCAGCCATTGCATCAGTTCCTCATGTGTCACCAAGCGGAACGCGATCCTATACATCCCGCTCTTGTGGTGCAGCCGCAGCGGCTTGCCAGCATAATCGCGGTTAAACTCGTCCAAAATCAGTTGGTCTGTGCGCGGGTGCGTCTTGCGGGTGCGCCGCGCCCAGACAGGGTGGCCGTCTTTCAGTTCGACAGAAACCACAATCGCCTTCTTTGCTCTTGTGCGGTTGTAGTCCTTAACCTGTTTATCAACGGCGATGCGCTGTGGCGGGTAGTCAACGCCCAAGGCAGCGCAGATTTCTTTGAGGCTTGCTTTGCGCTTGTGCGCTTGGCACATGAAATCGCCCCGCGCAGCGTCGTATTGCCAGCGCGGGGTGCCGCCTGCTCTTGTCCTGTTCCACTCGTCAGCCGCGTTGTATGGGTCATAAGCGCGGGCAAAGCTGGCGGCGTAAAATTCTGGCGTTCTCGGAAGCCAGACGATCTTGCCGTCAGCGTAAGTCAGGATTTCGCGCAGGTTGTTCGCCACGTCTTGCCTGTATTCAGTCATCAGCCGCTCTTTCTTTCCAATATTCCAAGTCAGTCCGCAATTCGGACACAGTGGTTTCCAAATCGTTGCGCTCGTCTTTGAGGCACTCGACTTCTTCCTCCAGCCTCTTGATGTCCTCTTGCGCGTCGTCGCTGGTCGCGCCGATAGCAGCGTCAGCAGCGCGCAGGAAAGCCACCAAGTCAGCGTCAGCGGCGTATTGGGTCAGCATGTCGTCGATCAAGGCGCGGCGCTGGCCGTGGTCGTGCAGTTCGTGCAGGCGATATTGCAGGGCGATCATGTCTTGCTTCCCTCTTGCTTTAAGTCTGCGCGCCACTTGTAAACAGTGCTGGCCGCGACGTTGTGAAGGGTCGCCGCTTTGGCGACCCCGTGGATTTCAGCGTCACGCAGAACGGCGGTGCGCTTGTCATCAGTCAGCCCGTAGGCAGGGTGGTAAGGGAAGCTCAATCGTCCTCTCCTTCCAGCGTGTCCTGATAGTGGGAAGCGATTTCGCGGTAGTCGATTTCGCCCAGCGCGCAATTCAGCAAGTCAGTAATGAGGCCGTTCATACCGTCCTCGCCCGCTGCGCTGGCCATTTCTTCGACTAGCTCGCGCACATACTCCGGCGACACTTCTTCGCCGTTCTCTTGATCGTGCGCCAGCATGTCGCCCAGCCACAGATTCACCAGCCACGTTTCTTTGTTCTTCCAGCCGTTGTAGGTCGTCGTCATTGGTCTTGCTCCTCTCACACTGCCCAGAAAATTTTGAGGTTGGCGACTACGCCGGGGAAATAAGTTGCGCTGCAAAAACGCCTCGGCAGCGTCTAGCGCGGCGGCTTGAACGTGCGTCCGCTCAAACGACACAAGTTCGTCTAGCTGATCTTGCTGATAGCACAGCGTCGCGGCTTCAAGCGCGGCGTCACAGGCGGCGAAATCAGGAATCCCCGACAGCAAAGCGCGAAAAGCGGAATCGGTCACATGGTCAAAGGTGGTCATTTGGTCTTGCTCCTCTTGGTCTAGCAGGTTCCTAAAGTCTAGGGTCTTGCTCTTGCATTGTCAAGCTAGATTCTTGCTCTTGTCTTGCTCTTGTCTTGCTCTTGCTTTGCTCTTGCTTTGGCTTTTTCGCGGCGGGCGGGCCGGGGGCGGGCCGCAGGCAGGCCGC